TGAAATTTTTTTAATTTCGTACATAACACTAAACAATTTTTTTTACATTATATATATAAATGAAAGTTAAAATAAACATACCTAATAAACTTGAAGAAATTACTTTAAAGCAATACCAAAAATGGTTAAAGATTGCAGAAGGTAAAGAAGACGAAAATTTTATTAAGCAAAAAATGATTGAAATATTTTGCAATATACCGTTAAAACAAGTATTACAAATTAAACTTTCTGACGTAGATATTATTTGTCAAACGATCAATGAAGTATTTGAAAAAAAGCCTGTGTTTAAAAACAGGTTTGTATTTAATGAAATTGAATTTGGTTTTATTCCTAAATTAGATGACATCACACTTGGCGAGCATATAGATTTAGAAACTTATTTAAATGACTTTGAATACATGCATAAAGCCATGAGTGTTTTATATAGGCCTATAACATATAAAAAGAAAGATCAATATTTAATTGAAGATTACGAAGGTTCTAATAAATATAATTTAGAAAATATTAGTTTAGATATTGCACTAGGTGCAAGTGTTTTTTTTTGGAATTTAAAAAAAGAATTATTGAGCAATATTCTGAACTATTTACAAACACAAACGCAAATGGAGATACCACAAAATTTGCTGGATTTTCTGAAAAGTGGGGATGGTATCAATCAATATACGGGCTATGCAAAGGAGATATATTAAAAATAGATGAGGTTACAAAAATGAATTTACACACTTGTTTAACACATTTAACTTTTGAAAAGGAAAAAGCAGAACTTGAAAAACACATACTGAATAGAAATGCAAAGAGATGAAATACTAAAACAATTAATGGAACGTGAGCTATTTAGTAAAGACGAATATTTAATTCTACCAGATGGTTTTGAAGATGCATTTTTAGGAGTTACAGCCATTAAACCTAGCAAAGCAGTTTACAGCTATTGGAAATGTTTAGATATTATAATGCAACAAGACGGAACAGACTTTGACGAATCTATTGATTGGCTTGATGAATTTACAAACGAAGATTTAGGAGTTCACACTCCAATATATATAAAATTAATATGAATACTTATTATAATATAATAGACAAAATAAAGGAGGTTATAAGTGCAGAACCTTTTAACAATGAAGTAACGTTTGGGGATATATCTAAAATTGATTTAAAAAAACAAAGTTTATTTCCTTTAGCTCATGTATTGGTAAATAACGCAACAATATTAAACAACTATACAATTTTTAATGTTAGTATTTTCTTCATGGATATTGTAGACATTAGCAATGAGCAAACTAATGATGAATTTAATGGCAACAATAATTTACACGACATTTTAAATACACAATTTGCATTAGCTACTAGAGTCAAAAGAGTATTACAAAAAGCGGATTTATATAGAGATGATTTTGAATTGAATACAGATGCTAGCTGCACACCGTTTACAGAAAGATTTGATAATTTACTAGCTGGATGGGAAGTCACTTTTGATATAGGAGCTAAAACTGAAATGTCATATTGCTAATGAGTGAGTTTAAAAAAATATTAGAAAAATACGCAAAGTATGTAATACAACAGTCAAGAAGTAATTTGACTAAAGGCAAAATAAATGCATCTAAAAAATTATTCAATAGTTTAAATTTTAAAATAGAAAAAAACAGAGTAATTTTTGAGAGTGAAAAATATGGAGAATTTATTGATCAAGGAGTCAAGGGGGCTAAATCAACATATCCCGAAAGTAATAACAGCCCATTTAAATACACTAATAAACAACCACCTTCAAGTGTTCTTGATAAATGGACAATTCGCAAAGGTATTGCGCCAAGAGATAAACAAGGAAAATTTATTAATAGAAAATCATTAACTTTTTTAATTGCAAGAAGTATAAAAAACAAAGGCATTAGAGCAACAATGTTTTTTACAAAGCCATTTGAAAAGGGGGTTGACAAATTTAGCGACGAAATGATTCAAGGAATTTTAAACGATATTGAAGTATGAGTACAATAATAAGAACAAGAAGTCCATTTTTTATAAGAACACCAGAAGAGACTAGTGCAAGTTTAGATTATTTTGAAATTAAAATTTTCATTCAATCTGGTATTGCAAATGCTGCTGATACTTGCGGTGTTAACGTTATAGAAACTATTACTTTAAATAAAAAACCAATAAATAATGAAGATTCAGTTAGTGTTGAAATTAGCGAAATAGTAAATGATTATTACGAACAAAATTATCAAGAAGCACTAAATTCACAGCCTTATAAAAGAATTCAATCTTTATGGGTAGATGTTACTACAACTGCAAAAGAATCAGATGGAACTACAATAGGAACTCCAACAAGTACAAGTTATTTAGCACAAGAAGGCTACAATACTTTTTTAGAAGGCGTAAACTATACAACAGAACCAAATGCAATGTTAACTGCTGATTATATACAATATAATAATGGAAGTGAAATTCAAATTCCTGTTAATATGGAAATTGTTAACTCTGTTGTTTTTAAAAGTGGTAATACTACAATTCATACTCAAAGTATATCGGACACAACAAATTCTTTATTAAAAATTAAGTATGTTGATTTAACAACCGCAACAAATATAACAAGTGTTGTAATTACTTATAACACATCAAGCACAAGGACAATAACAGTTGAAAGAATTGACGAATGTAAATATCCTGTTTTTAAATGTAAATTTTTGAATAGGTGGGGAGCTTTTCAAGATGTGTTTTTCTTTAAGAAATCAACTGAAAGTTTAGATACTAAAAACGAAAATTATAATAGGTCAATTTTTAATGCAGCATATAAATACAAACAAAGAGGAGGAGACGGAGGTGCTGACGAGCCTTGCAACACATTATTTACTTATAATTCGTATTCAACAAATCAACATAGTAAAAAAAGTTACAACACAAATGGAAGCGAAAGTTTAATATTAAATACAGGTTTTGTAAATGAAGCAATGAATGAAACATTTAAAGAATTATTAGTAAGCGATTATGTTTATTTAACGGATAGTTCTGGAACTACTTATCCAGTTAATTTAAAAGATAGTTCATTGACTTACAAAACAAGTTTAAATGATAAGCTTATAAACTACACAATGAGCTTTGAGAAATCATTTAGCTATATAAACAATGTAAGATAATGCAAGAGGTTATTTTATACATACAACCACAATTTAGAACAGGTATAACTCAAAACTTTGTTAGAGCTGATTTAATTGAACCCGAGTTGATTACTTTAACACAAGTAATACAAGATGTTAAAGAGATTGATAAAATATTCACTGACTTTTCAAGAACGTTTAATTTACCAGCTTCAAAGGTTAATAACAAAATATTTCAACATTGGTACAATCCTGACATAGTAGGCTTTGACAATCAAATAATGGCCAACGCTAGAATAGAATTAAATCACTTACCATTTAAAGAGGGTAAAATAAAACTTGAAAGTGTTACAATGAAACACAATAAACCAAGTTTATATAAAGTAACATTTTTCGGGAATACTGTATCATTAAATAATTTAATTGGAGAAGAACAGCTTTCGAATTTAGTTTGGTTGGATAATTTTAATTTTGACTCAACTAATGACAACATAAAAGATGGTTTAAGCGCTGGTTTAGATTTTACTGTTGACTCTGTTTCTTATACTGATGCAGTTATTTATCCTCTTATAACACACTCACAACAATATATATATAACAGCACAATAGAACCTGTTTTAAGTGGCACAACTGATTCTGTTGCAACCGACAAGTTGATTGATAGTACAGAAAGTTTTGCTGAAAGTGTTATTGTTGGTGATATTGTAAAAAACACTTTAACTCAACAACTAGCCAATGTTGTTTTTATTGATAGTAATACACAGCTAGATATTAGTTCTAATATTTTTACAAGCGGTCAAGCGTATGAAATTTTTAGACCGAATCAAAACAACATTCAAGTTGCTGCATCATCAGCAGTAGATCCAAGCTTTAACAGAAGGGGTGTCTTGCCCGAAGATTTAAAACCAGCAATCAAAGTAAGTTTAATTATTAAGGCTATTGAACAACAGTATAATTTAACATTTAAAACAGGTGAGTTTTTTGACAGTGCTGCAATAACAAATTTATATTTATGGCTTCATAGAGATAAAGAAAAAGTAAATGAATCAGAGAAAATTATAACTATTGACAGTTCTGCTTACACTTGTAATGAAAGCTTATCATTTCCTGGTAGTTGCACTTATTTTGGTCAAGCACCACACAAATTTGAAAACGGTAAATTAACTTTTGAAAAGTCAAATTTTGAAACTGGTATAAGGTATGCTTTTGACGTAACACCAACAGACAATACAATAGAATACACAATGGAAATAATTGACGCTTTAACTAATACTGTTGTAGCATCAAAAACTGGATATGGTTATCAAATTCTAGAGGTCAAATATGATATTTTTGGTTTTTTTATACCTTTTAATAATGGTGATAAATTTGAATTTATAGCTAGGGTAAGAAGTAGATTTAATTTAACATTTACTCTAAACATAAGGTGTATAGCAACATACGAACCAACTAACGAATTGCCTGATGGTGCTTATGTAGCAACGTTTTTATATGGTTCAACATCTTTTGCAACAAGTGGAGAACCCTTGTCAATTACTTCTAACATACCAAAAATGAAAGTGCTTGATTTCTTAAGAGGTTTATTTAAGATGCACAACCTCACAGCATTTATTGATTTATCTGGGCAAATAGTAGTGAAAACATTAGATTCATTTTACAGTGGTGGCGACACTTTAGATTTAACTAAATATATTAACACAGACACTCATTCAGTCGCAAACACTTTACCATTCACAGAAATAGACTTTGAATATATTGAAGCAAAAAGCATACTAGCACAGCAGTTTAAATTAACTAATAATAGAAAGTTCGGTGAGGTTGAATTTATATCTAATGCAAGCAAAGGAGAAACATTTAAAATTGAAGCGCCTTTTGAGCATATGTTATTTGAAAGATTAAACAATATAACAGGGGGAGCTCAAACAGATATTCAGTTCGGTGCATTTATTGATAATGATTTAAAACCTAGTATTGGCGCACCATTGTTGTTTTATGGTATTTATAGAGAAAACATATCAACACCAATTAATTTTGTTTACAGCACTAGAAAAGCAGATGGAACTTTACCGACAGCAAATACAAGGCACAGTTTAGATGATTACTGGATGCCTCACAACGCAAACGAACTAGGAACAGCAACAACAGCACCAGCATTGAACTTAAACTTTGGTAGCGAAATAAACAGCTATACGCTCACAGATTATAGCGGTATTAATAACAGCTTATTTCAACTGTATTATCAAAACTACATATTAAGAGTATTTAACAAAAGAACTAGATTATTCAATTACAAGGCAATATTACCGCTTAAGATACTGTTAAAACTTTCGCTTGATGATACGATCATAGTACAAGAAAGAGCTTTTACAATTAATAAAATGACTACTAAATTACAAAGCGGAGAAACACAATTTGAACTATTAAGTGAAGCACCATGAAAATAATATTAGAAGCATTAGCATTTTGTAAAGAACACAAATTATATGATAAAAATATCAATATTGCATTGGGTATAAATAAAGCTCCCCAATCATTTAAAGAAGTATTTAACTATTTAAGATTAAAAAAATGATTACAAAAATATTTGAATTTGTAGCAAAAACGGATAAAGCTGAAAAAAATGTCAAAGAATTTTCAGAAAGTGTTGAGGGAGTTAATGAAAATCTAGATAAAACTAATAAACAAAGTAAAAAATTAGGCTTATTTGGAAAAGGTTTTGCATCAGCTAAAAAAGGCGCAAGTAAATTTTCTAGTGGATTGAAATCCATTGCTAGTTCTGCAGGTATATTTACTATTATAGCAATGGCTTTAGGAAAGTTAAAGGAACTATTTGAACAAAATCAAAAAGTAGTTGATGTTTTTTCTACAGCATTTGAGTTTTTAGGTTTAATTTTTTCTGAAGTATCAAATGCTATTGGAACAGTTGTTGAAAATGTTAGTAAATCTTCATCAAATTTTGATGCGCTAGGCAAAGTTTTAAAAAATATTTTAAACATCGCAATAACACCTGTTAAACTAGCATTTCAAGGTATTAAAGCGGCTATTGTAGGCGCACAGTTAGCATGGGAAAAATCATGGCTAGGAGGTAACGACCCACAAAGGATTAAAGAATTAGAAGCTGAACTTGTTGAAATAAAAGACAATGTTGTTGGAATAGGTGAAGGAGTAGTTGAATCAGCTAAAACAATTAGTGAAAATTTTATTGAAGCAGTCACAGAGGCGTCAGAAATTGGTTCACAAGTAATTAATGAAGTTAGTAAAATTAGTGTCAAAGCTACATTAGAAAACGCAAAAGCAAATGTTGAACTAAAAAAACAAGCTGAATTGGCAGCTGTAGCAAATCAAGGTTTAATTGAAAAGTTTGACAGGCAAGCAGAACAACAGCGACAAATAAGAGATGACGAGCGAAAAAGTATTGAAGAAAGAAAAAAGGCGAATGATGAACTTGGCTTAATTCTTGAAAAACAAGAAAAAACAATGTTGCAAAATGCTCAAACCACATTGAGAGCAGCGAAAGCAACACTTGACAAAGATAAAAACAACGTTGAATCAATAAAGGCTGTGATGGAAGCAGAAAACGAATTGGCAGCAGTTCGTGCACAGGTCGAAGGTTTTAGATCAGAACAATTAGTCAATCAAGCAGCACTTGAAAAAGAAGAAAAAGAACTAATAAATTCCAGGTTAGAATCACAAGCAAATTTATCAATAGAACAAAAAAGGTTTAACGCTGAACAAATAGAAGATAATTTACAAAGGTTAGAAAGACAAAAAGAAATTGATGCAGAAGAAAGAGAACTGCAAACAAAAAGACTTCAAAATGTTATTGATAATGCTAATGCTGGAACACAAGCTAAAATTGATGCAGAAATTGCCCTTAATGAATTTTTAGAACAAGCAAGACAACAAGAAGCAACAAGAGATAAAGAAATAAACGAATTAAAAGTAAATAATAACAAAGCTGCAAATGATCAAATAAAAGCAGATCAAGAAAAGTTACAAGATAATTTTCTTAAAGGTTCAACAGATATTTTAAATTCATTAACTGGTTTAGCACAACAAAGTCAACAAAAATTTGCAGATTTAAACAAAGCTGTTTTAGACAATGAAAATTTAACAGATAAAGAAAAACAAAAGCTATTAGATCAAAATAATAAAAGAGCAAAAAAAGCTTTTAATAATGCAAAAGCTTTGCAAATATCAACAGCACTTATAAACACTTACGCATCAGCAGCCGCAGCATTAGCTCCCCCACCTGTTGGGGCTGGACCTATAGCAGGCCCATTTTTAGCAGGCGCATCGATTCTATCTGGTTTATTACAAGTAAACAATATTAGAAAACAAAAATTTGAAGGCGCTTCCATTGCATCATCAAGCACTGGAACAACTTCAAACGGTGGTAATTCATCTGATAGTGGAAATACAACATCACAACCACCAAGTTTCAACGTAGTTGGTCAAAGTGGTTTTAATCAAATTGCGGATGCATTAGGACAGCAGCAACCTGTACAAGCTTTTGTTGTGGCTAGCGAAGTAACAACACAACAACAACTAGATAATGCGATAGTAAATACAGCAACATTAGGAAATTAAAAAATAAAATAAAATGGATATAGTAGAATTATTATTAGACGAAGAAAACGAGGTTACAGGCATCGAAGCGGTGTCAATAGTTGAAAACCCAGCGATAGAAAGTGACTTTATTGCACTAGCAGAACAAGAAATAAAACTTGCAAAGGTAGATGAGGACAAACGTATTTTGATGGGTGCTGCCTTAATACCGAACAAACCTATTTTTAGAAAGCAAAATGATGAAATGTTTTATGTTTACTTTTCAAAAGAAACTGTGAGAAGGGCGGCAGAATTGTTTTTTAAAAATGGCAATCAAAACAACGCTACTTTAGAACATAGCATGGGAATTGAAGATTTAACGGTTTTTGAAAGCTGGATTGTAGAAGATACTAAAATGGATAAATCAGCTAAATATGGTTTAGACGTACCAGAAGGAACATGGATGATCAGCATGAAAGTTGAAAATGATGAGGTTTGGAATGACTATATAAAAAGCGGAAAAGTAAAAGGTTTTAGTATAGAAGGTTATTTCGCAAATCGTGCTAAAATTAAAAGAGATAATTCAAAACAAGAAATGCAAGCTATTTTAGAAAATGAAGCCATTTACATATTAAACACTATTAGAGGTTTAATAACAAATGATAGAAGGACAAGAAATGGAAAAAAAATAACTTTAGAAACTTACAATGATTATCCAAGTGGTGTTAGTAATAATGCAAAAAAAGGCATTGAGTTAAATGAAAAGGTAAACAATAAATGTGCAACGCAAGTAGGCAAAATAAGAGCTACACAATTAAGAGATAAAAAAAATATTAGTGTTGAAACTATAAAAAGAATGTACAGTTTTTTAAGTAGAGCGGAGGAGTATTATGATGAAAATGACAACGAAGCGTGTGGAACTATTTCCTATTTATTATGGGGAGGTAAAGCAGGGTTGAGGTGGTCAGCAAGTAAACTAAAAGAATTAGGCGAAATTAATTTAACCTCAATGCTTATTAATGATGACTTTGCTATTATTGATGATCGATTAGCATATAGTACACAAGAGAAAGCAGAGGAAATGGCTGTTAATATAGGGTGTAAAGGTTTTCACGTTCATGAATTTGAGGGTAAAGATTGGTACATGCCTTGTGAAAAACATATTAGTGATAAAATGTACAAGACTAAATGTCCAAAAGGTTTTAAAAAAAAGGATGGTAAATGCGTTAAAAAAAAAAGTAGTTATGCAGAAGTAGGCCCAAGGGGAGGTATTAAAAAAAGCCCAAAAGCACCACGAAGCGGAACACCTAACAAAAGCCCAAAAGGAAAAGGAACTGCAAAAGGTGATGCTTCTACAAGCAGAGGTGCAAAGGTAAGCAAACAAGATGAAGCAACACTGCAGAAGAAAAGTGATGAATTTAACGAAAGGTATAAGAAAAAATTAGGTTATGGTGTTACAATAGGCCAATTAAAAACTGTATTCCAAAGGGGTTTAGGTGCTTTTAACGTTTCACACAGTCCAAGAGTAACAAGCGCAAAACAATGGGCTTTAGCTAGAGTTAATGCTTACTTGTATTTAGTAAGAAACGGAAGGCCTCAAAACGCGAAATATACAGGAGATTTTGATCTATTGCCTGCAAAGCATCCAAAGTCACCAAAAAACAAATAAATGAAAGTAATTGAAAAGGCTTCATATATTTTATTGATTGGCAATTCATGTTTGGATTTATTTAATTACTACAAAAAAGATTTTATACATGGTTTAAATAAACAAGACTGTAAATGTTATAATGAAACTAATTTAAATGCATATATAGCGGGGTTGAGTAACGAAAGCCCAAACGATAAAATAAATAATAAGCCTTTTGTTTTTATTAATGCAAAGAGATTAAATAAAACTTATAAAGATTATTTACTTATTAATCATGAATTTTTGCACTTGTCATTCAGAAAACATGATTATGATATAAATAAGGAAGAACAAATTATTACATGGGCAGAATCAGAAACGATTAAAACAATAGAAAATATAATAAAATGAAAAGAAGAAGATAAAACAGTTAGCAGAACGTCTCCAACAAATGACAAAAGAGCTTGTTTATGTGAGGATAATACATATAGTACTAAATGTTGTGACGGTTCACACCAAGCACAGGGAATTGGGCCTATATAAAAAAAATATTCAAAAATTAATAACACTTAAAGTATTTTTTTACATTATATATATATAATAAAAAAGTTATGAAGGCAAACGATATATTAAACAAAATAAAAAATATTGTCGGAGTGGAACTTTCAGAAGAAAAAACAGAATTAGCAGAAATGACACTTGAGAATGGAACTGTACTTGTTGCAGAAGCATTTGAAAAGGGTGAGTCTATTTTTATTAAAACAGAGGAGGAGCAAATTGCACTTCCTGTTGGTGAATATAAAATGGAAGATGGCAAAATTCTTGTAGTTACAGAAGAGGGTTTAATCGATAGTATAAAAGAAGCAGTCACAGAGGAAGAAGACGAAGAAAAAGAACTTTCAGAAGAAAACATCACAGAAGAAGTTGAAACGGAAATGGAAGAAGAAAAAGAAGAAATGTATGTGACAAAAGAAGAATTTTCAGTGGCTATGAATGAGCTTAAGAAAATGATCGAAGAAATGAAAGAAGTTAAAGAAAAAGAAGATTTATCAAAAGAAGCAGAACAAGTTGAAATGTCTGCTGAACCTATTAAACACAATCCAGAAGAAAAGAAACAAAAAGTTAATTTCAAAATTGGTGGAAGTAGAACTAACACGACAATGGATACAGTTTATAGTAAAATTTTTAACAATAATTAAATAAAAAAAAATGGCAACAACAACAAGTGTAGGGACTAGCTATGCAGGTGAATTTGCAGGAAAATATATTTCTGCAGCACTTTTAAGCGGTTCAACAATAGAAAACGGTTTAATCACCGTAAAACCTAATGTAAAGTATAAAGAGGTTTTAAAGAAAGTGGCAACTGATGCAAATATTATAAAGGATGCAACTTGTGGATTTGAAGCAACGGGTACAGTTACTTTAACTGAAAGAATATTGCAACCAGAAGAATTCCAAGTAAATTTAGAATTTTGTAAAAAAGATTTTAGAAGTGATTGGGAAGCAATTCAAATGGGTTATTCTGCATTTGATAATATGCCTCCTAAATTTTCTGATTTTATAATCGGTCACGCTGCTGGATTGGTAGCAGAAAAGACTGAAAACAACATATGGAGTGGACAGACAGGAAACGCTGGCGAATTTGATGGATTCTATTATTTAGCAACTGCTGGCGGTTCGGGATGTGTCTCTGTATCTGGTTCACCTTTAACTGCTGGAAATATCATTGACGAAATTGGAAAAGTGGTTGATGCTATACCTAGCGGAGTTTATGGAAAAGAAGATTTACATATTTATGTATCAAGAAAAGCGGCTAAATTATATGTTAGAGCTTTAGGTGGATTTGGTGCTAATGGATTAGGTGCTGCGGGTGTTAATGCACAAGGTACACAATGGTGGAATAACGGAGCACTTTCTTATGATGGTGTTAAAGTTGTTATTGGTGCTGGTTTACCAGACGATTCAATGATGGCTGCACAAAAATCAAATTTATTCTTTGGAACTGGTCTTTTATCAGATCATAATCTCGTAAAGCTGCTTGACATGGGTGATCTTGATGGTTCACAAAATGTAAGATTAGTAATGAGATTCACTGCAGGTGTTCAGATTGGAATTACTTCTGACGTAGTTATCTACGCTTAATAATTAATTAATAACGAGGGCTTGAAATAGCCCTCTATTTAAACATAATAACATGGCATGCGATTTAACAAAAGGAAGGGCTTTAAACTGTAAAGACGTTGTTGGCGGTTTGGTTCGTGCGTGGCTAATTGACTTTGGCGATTTAGGAACAGTTACACAAACTGACGACCAAATTACAGACGTCTCTGGCACATTTAACGCTTATCAATATGACTTAAAAGGAACAAACAGTTTAGAACAAGCAATTACCTCATCAAGAGAAAACGGAACTACATTTTTTGAGCAAACTATTACTTTAACCTTACCAAAATTAACAAAAGAAGACAACAAGGAGTTTAAGCTGCTTGCACATTCAAGGCCGCATTTAGCCCTCGAGGACAGAAACGGAAATTTTATGCTTTGCGGTTTGGAACATGGTTGTGAAGTCACTGGAGGTAGTATTTCAACAGGTACGAATTTTGGAGATCTATCGGGATATACATTAACTTTAGCAGCTACAGAGGCAAAGCCTGCTAATTTTATCAAAGATGGTAGCTCTACAAACCCATTTGCAGGAATGACTTCTGTAATAGGTGGTTCAGCTGTCGCGACTGTTGTGGTAGGAACAAACAGTTAATAAAAATATTCAATTCTAGGATTGTTTTTTTCATAGTTTAGTTGATTGAAGGGGAGGGAATTTAAAAAAACCTCCCTTTTTTATTTTATAAAATGCAAATAATAACAAAGAGCGGCACAAGATTAATTAACTTTATACCTAGGGAAATAATTAACTCTGCTAAAACATATAAATTAATAATTAAATCAGAAGCAGAAAATAAAATTATTTTTACTGATGAAAACGCTAGTTTTATTGAATTAGCTTATTTTTATACATACTCAACAACACAAGCCTTGAATGAAAATAATTACTATACTATTACAATTACAAACACTACTGATAACATAATAGTTTTCAAAGATAAAATGTATTGTAGCAATCAAACGTTAAGTGATTACGAAATAAGCAACGGTGTTTATATAGAGCAGAGCACAGGAGATAATCAATTTATATATTATAATGGATAATTTACATTTAATACAATTAAACGAATACGAAAGGCCAACAATAACAGAGGAAAAAAACAGGGATTGGGTAGGCATTGGAGATAACAACGATTATTATCAAAGTTTAATTGATGCTTATATGGATAGCACTACAAATAACGCTGTTATTAATGGTGTGGTTAACCTTATTTATGGAAAAGGCATTGATGCGACAGATTCAAATAAAAAGCCCGAGCAATACGCACAAATGAAAAGCTTGTTAAAGCCAAAAGATTTAAGATCGGTTTGTCAAGATTTAAAAATATTAGGGGAAGCATGTTTCCAAATTACTTATAACAATAATAAAATTTCAGCAATTACACATTTTCCACGTGAAACTTTAAGAGCTGAAAAAATGAATGAAAACGGAATTATTAAAAATTATTTTTATGCACCTGATTGGTCAAAGGTAAATAGAAACACAAAGCTCACAAAATTTCCTGTTTTTGGTAGTGGCGCACAAAATGAAATATATATTGTAAAAAGAAGTTTAACAGGTTTTTATTATTATTCACCTGCGGACTATCAGACAAGCTATGCAATACTAGAAAAAGAGATTGCAGACTACTTGATAAATGACACCTGCAACGGTTTTAGCGG